TGATTGGACAGTTACGGTTATCAACGACGAAGACTTTTTGATTCGTAACGCAATGGAAGAGTGGTCGAATAAGATTCAGACTCATAGAACAAACCTTCGTTCGTTTGGAGCTGCTTCACCACTTCTTTACAAAGCTAACGCACAGGTTACACAATTTTCGAAAACAGGAATTCCTATCAGAACTTATACTTTTGATGGAATTTACCCTGCCGAGATTTCTCCAATTGATGTTGATTGGAATGCAACTGATACTATTCAAGAATTTACAGTAACATTTGCATACGATTGGTGGGAAGTTACTGGAGGAATTACCGGCAACGGTGGTGGAGCTTAATTATAGTAGAGCGGGCTAGTCCCGCTCCTCTTTGAGGATATTATGGCAGAACTTTTCGGCTTTGAGATACGCCGCAAACCCGCTGAAGAACAACAGCAAGAACAAAGACAAAGATCTTTCGCTCCCGAGTCTAACGACGACGGAGCTGTTGTTGTTGCTGCAGGGGGTGCTTACGGCACCTACGTGGATATGGAAGGGTCGGCTAAAAATGAAGCCGAACTCGTTAACAAATATCGTTCAATGGCCCAGCAGCCCGAAGTTGATAAAGCTATTGATGATATAGTAAACGAAGCCATAGTCATAGAACCAAATAATGACATTGTTAAAATTAATCTGGATAGATTACAACAGCCAGATAGAATTAAAAAACTAATTACTCAAGAGTTTAATGGGGTACTTAAACTTCTAAACTTTAATAACCAGGCTTACGATTTATTCAGAAGATGGTATGTGGACGGTAGAATGTACTACCATATCATTATAGATGAAAAAGACGTTAGAGCCGGTATCAAAGAACTTAGATATATTGACCCCCGTAAGATTAGAAAAGTACGAGAGTTAAGAAGAAAAAAAGATCAGCCCACTCAAGCCACGCTTGTTAGTACCTCTCGAGAGTATTACATTTACAATGATAAAGGGTTAAACACTCAAATACCCAACGCAATTAACACTCAGTACACTTACGGTACATCAGGGTTAAAGATAGCTAAAGATAGTATTCTTCATGTTACATCCGGGATAATGGATGTAAATAATACATTAGTTCTTTCTTACTTACATAAAGCAATAAAACCTCTAAACCAGTTAAGAACATTAGAGGATGCAACAATCATTTACAAAGTTTCAAGAGCTCCTGAAAGAAGAATTTTTTATATTGACGTTGGTAATCTTCCTAAAATGAAGGCCGAGCAGTACTTGAAAGATATGATGACCCGTCACAAGAATAGAGTTGTGTATGATTCTTCTACTGGTGAAATTAGAGATGATCGTAAGTTTATGACAATGTTAGAAGATTATTGGCTCCCCAGAAGAGAAGGGAACAGAGGTACAGAAATTGCTACACTACCCCCTGGTCAACTTTCTGGAGAAATGAATGAAGTAGAATACTTTAAGAAATCTTTATATGAGGCGCTTGGAGTTCCTCCTTCTAGAATGAGCGCTGAGACAGCTTTCAATATGGGCCGTTCAACAGAAATCTCTCGTGACGAAGTTAAATTTGCTAAACTTATTACAAGATTAAGAACTAAATTTTCTTCCATTTTCTTAAAGACATTAGAAAAGCAATTAATACTCAAAGGAATTATTACAAAAGAAGATTGGGTTGACTTCAATCAAGATATTAACTTTGATTATACCTTAGATAATTTCTTTTCCGAACTCAAAGAAGTAGAAATTATTAGAGAGAGAATGAGTGTTCTTAAAGATGTAGATATGTTTGCTGGCAAATATTATTCCCATGAATGGATAAGAAAAAATATTCTTAGACAATCAGACGAAGAGATGGAAGAGTTAGATCAACAAATAGAATCAGAAGGTGAGATTGAGCAATACCAACGGCCGGAGGAAGGAGAAGCACAACAAGAGCTTCCTCCAGAAGAGTTGCCCCCACAAGGCCAACAATAATAAATATGTAATATAATACAGGAGAAACCATGTCAGAAGCAACAGTAGACGTACAAGATTTAATTTCAGCTGCAATTCAAAAGCAGCCATCCAATTTTAAGGATGCTTTTAATAGCGTTATTGCCGACAGGGTTTATAGTGCTATTGAAAGCAGGAAGCTTGAGCTTTCAAAAAACGTTTTTAATACACAATCAGCTCCGGAAGAAGGAGACGATGTCTCTGCAGAAGCTGAAACGGGAGAACAAAATGGCGATAACGCTGAAACAAATTAAAGAGGTTTACCGTCCAAAGTCAGGCGATGAACAAAAATTCGTCGACAAACACATTGTGTCAAAAACGGAAGACGCTAATGGTAACGGTGACGATGTATTTACCGGATCAAAAGTAAAAAAAATTGACCGTAAAAAAGAAAATCACGGATACGATGCCAATGATGATGAAAAAGTTTACGAAGAAGTAGAAGAGGATTTAACTACAGTTCTCTTAGAAATGTATGCTGACTGCGACGATGACGAAAGAGCTGAGTTGGTTAAAATTATAGAAGAAAATAGACTAGAAGAATTTCTTTTGGAACTAGAAGAAGAACTTCAGAAGGAAGTAGAAAATGGCTGATATTAAGCTAAAAGGGTCTGAGCTCTCACTCGTTAATACTGCTTCTAACACGGTATCGTTAGGTTCGTTAGTTAGAATGATTAATACTGATAGTGCTGCAAAATTTCTAATTACACAAAAGAACTCCGATACTACCACGCTTGGAACAATCACATTAAATGCGGCTGGTACTGGAGGTGATGAAGTTTTTCTTATTAAAGATCCTACCGATACATTAGAGTCAAACACCTCAGCAACTGGTAAAGTGCTTGCCGTATCGATCGGCTACTTTTAAGGATAAGAAATGAAACTGTTTACCGAATTAGTAGAAGAAGTTAACGTTCTTGTTGAACAAAAAGAATCAGGCAAGAAGGATTATTTTATCGAAGGCATTTTTATGCAGTCGAATAGAAAAAATCGTAACGGTCGAGTTTATCCTAAAGAAGTAATGGCAAAAGAAATAGACCGCTATAACAAAGAGCTTGTTGAGCAGAATCGCGCTTTTGGAGAACTTGGACATCCTTCCGGACCTCAAATTAATTTAGAAAGAGTATCTCATCTTACCAAAGTTCTTAGAATGGAAGGCGACGATGTATACGGTAAAGCTAAAATTCTCGACACTCCCTACGGCAATATTGTAAAAAATTTACTTGATGAAAAAGCAAAAATTGGCGTTTCGTCAAGAGGTATGGGATCTTTAAAGATGAACAAAGAAGGAGTAAATGAAGTTCAAGATGACTTCTATCTTTCTACTGCCGCCGATATTGTTGCTGATCCTTCTGCCCCTGATGCTTTTGTTAGAGGAATTATGGAAGGAGTTGAGTGGGTCTGGACGAATGGTGTTATAAAACCACAAAAAATTGAAGAGATGAAACAAGAGGTTCAAAAAGCTCCTAGAAGAAACCTAGAAGAAGTGAAAATAAAGGTCTTTGAAAGCTTTATGTCCCACCTTTCGAGAAAATAGAAATATAAATAATTAGACAAGTTATTCAAGGAGTTTTAAAAATGCTGAAAAACGAAAAGGAATTACAAGAGAAAGTTGTTACAGGTGGTGGGGAGACTGGAACCTCTCAAGGCTGCGAACCAACTAATGTAAGAGCTACTCTTCCAAACTCAAAAAATCAAGGTGATGCAATGCAAAAGATTGAAGATCCAAACAATCCTGGCGTTGAAGATACTAACACAGAAAACAACACCAAAGCTACTGGTGACAATTCTGCCAAGAACAAAGCTTCAGTTTCTATGAAAGAAGACATTGATGCTATGTTCGCAGGAGAGGAAATTTCTGAGGACTTTAGACTCAAAGCTACAACAATTTTTGAAGCTGCTGTCGCTGCTCGTATTTCTGAAACAGAAAAGCAGTTAGAAGAGCAGTACGAGCAAAAACTTGCTCAAGAAATGACTAGCTTTATGGAAGAAGTTGACGCCCGTATAGAAGAGTATATGGACTATGTCGTTCAGGAATGGATGACTGAAAACGAAGTTGCAATCGACAACTCCCTGCGCTTGGAAATTGCAGAAGAGTTTATCGACGGTATGAAGAAACTTTTCGCAGAAAATTATATTGACATTCCAGAAGATAAAATGGATGTCTTGGGCGAGCTCGCCGGTAAGGTAGAAGAGCTAGAAGCCAAGCTTAACGAAGCAGTAGATAATAATATCCAAATGAAAAAAGTAGTTGAAGTGTATTCGAAAGAATCCATCTTCGCTGAAGTATCTGAAGGTCTTGCTGAGACACAGGTAGAGAAGTTTGCTGCTCTGGCCGATGGCGTAGATTATACAGATGAGCAATCTTACAAGCGTAAATTAGAGATCGTTAAAGAGAACTATTTCGCTGATAAGAAAGTTGGCGCCGCTTTAGTAGAGCAAGAAGTTGCTTCTGCTGAAGAGCCTGCTGAAAGCACAACTCCAAAGATCTCTGATCCTGTTGTTGCAAGATACATGGATGCTATTGCACGCACCGTTAAGAAATAATTTTTATAAATACTTAAAGCCCAAAATATTTAATAACCAAGGGAGACTCACAAATGTACTTAAATGAAGAAATTCAAAAAAAATGGGGCCCAATCCTTGAGCATCCAGATCTAGCTAAGATTACGGATCCTCACAAGCGTATGGTCACCGCTACAGTATTGGAAAATACTGAGCGTGCTTTGCGCGAGGCCTCGGGTATTGCCCATGGCAGCCAGCGTCTGTTTGAAGCAGGTCAGCCAGTCAATGCAATGCAAGGTTCATCCTCTACCGCTTCTGACGGTGCTATCGATATTTTCGATCCAGTATTGATTTCGCTGGTTCGCCGCGCAATGCCAAATCTTATCGCTTATGATCTGTTAGGTGTTCAGCCTATGACAGGCCCTACCGGTTTGATTTTTGCAATGCGTGCTCGTTACGCTAACCAAGCTGGTACAGAGACATTCTACAACGAAGTTAACACAGGCTTCTCTGCAACACAGTCTGGCGCTAACACACAAGGCAATCAGCACAAAGGTACAGTTCCTTCTAACGGTTGGGATAACACATACAACTACGCAGCTGGAATGACCACAACTAAAGCTGAGTACCTCGGTTCTAACTCTACACTAGTTTTCCCGGAAATGGCTTTCTCAATTGAGAAAGTGTCCGTTACTGCTAAGTCACGTGCTCTGAAAGCCGAGTACACGATGGAACTGGCACAAGACCTGAAAGCAGTTCATGGTCTGGATGCCGAGCAAGAGCTCTCCAACATCCTTTCTTCGGAAATCCTTGCTGAAATCAATCGTGAAGTTGTTCGTACAATTAACGTCTGCGCTAAAGCAGGTTGCCAGTCCGACACAACAGCAGCAGGTGTTTTTGACCTGGATACAGATTCCAATGGTCGTTGGTCAGTTGAGAAGTTCAAGGGTTTGATGTTCCAACTTGAGCGCGAAGCTAACCAAATTGCAAAAGAAACTCGTAGAGGTAAAGGTAACATCGTTCTTTGCTCGTCGGACGTTGCGTCTGCACTGCAAATGGCCGGTGTTCTGGACTATGCTCCTGCCCTGAACTCTAACAACCTTCAAATCGATGACACCGGTGCAACATTTGCTGGTGTGTTGAACGGCCGCCTGCGCGTTTACATCGATCCGTATACAACAGGTAACTATGTAACAATCGGCTACAAAGGCTCTTCGGCATTTGACGCTGGTATGTTCTACTGCCCGTATGTTCCTCTCCAAATGGTTCGTGCTGTCGATCAAGACACATTCCAGCCAAAGATTGGTTTCAAAACCCGTTATGGAATGGTTGCTAACCCGTTTGCAGAAGGCGAGACAGCAGGTGGCGGTACAGTTCTCAGAGATTCTAACGTTTACTATCGTAGATTCCTCGTTAACAACCTGATGTAAGATTGCGTATATAATAATAACAATAAACGCAGACCTAAAGCCCCTGGAGAAATCTAGGGGCTTTTTTTATGGATAAATAATATTATGGCAATCACAGAATCTATTCCAGAAAATCGAAATTTTCTTTCTCCTCTAGGGTTTAAGTTTGATATTAAGAAAACCCCAGACGTAAATTATTTCGTTCAATCAGTCAACATTCCAAGTGTCACGCTTGGTGAAACAAACGTACCTACTCCTTTTGTAAAGTTGCCGTTTGCTGGGGATCATATTCAGTATGGTGCGCTTGTTGTTACGTTTAGAGTTGATGAAGAAATGCGTAATTACATGGAACTGTTCACATGGCTAAGAGAAACCGGATTTCCTAACAGCTTTGATGAGTATAAGTCCATTGCTGCAAAAGAAGAAAACAAAATGTCAGGGCAAGGAATTTATTCTGACGCTTCTCTTCTTATTCTTAACAGTGCGAGAAAACCTATCGTTGAAGTTAACTTTAGAAAACTATACCCTGTTACACTAACCGACCTTCAATTTGACGCTCGTAACGTAGACGTAGATTACATAGACACTACCTGTTCATTTAACTTTCAGACATTTGATATTAACTGGTTAATATAGTATAATACTAGCGTTACTATATGTGAGGTCGTATGAAGCTGGAAGACATTCAAAATTTATGGCGTAATGATAGTGAGATAGATCGTAGTGAACTAGGTGAAGCTAGTCTACGCATTCCTCAACTACACTCCAAATATTTCAATATATTTTCTGACGAACGTCTTGCTCTACGTAAGTATGAGTCAAGCTATAAAAAACTATACAAGCAAAAGTTTGAGTACTATAACGGTACTATGAGTGAGGAAGAGTTAAGAGAGCATGGCTACGAACCATTTCAACTAAGAATTCTTCGATCTGATATAGGTGTGTATATGCAATCAGATGATGATCTTAATCAATTAGAACTAAGAATTGAAATGCAGAAAGAAAAGGTAGAATTTCTAGAATCAATTATTAAAAATCTTCCTGCAAGAGGTTATCAGATTAATGCAGCTATTTCGTGGGAGAAATTTAAGGTTGGTGCATGATCACAATTGAGAAACTCAACGACGTATACAACCGCGTATACTGCGAACCATCGATAGCTCAAGAGCTTGCCGATAGGTTTACGTTTGACGTTCCTGGAGCTCGTTTCTCCCCTCAATTTAAAAG